CCCTACGTTGAACAAGGATTTACTGTATTGTCTACTATGCCTGATTACTACAAAGCCTTTCTAGGTGGCGCTATAGCTGCAAGTTTTGGTATTAAAACCTTGTCTACTTGGGGTAAATAATGGCTGAGTCTTTTTCTTCCTTTGCTAATCCTTTCCTTGAATACCGCAATACTTTATCCGGTGGTGCTAACTATTTTGATATTAACGATGTAGACAACGTAGATGACTACTATGACACTGCATTTCAAAAAGCATTTTCTGATACAGGGTACTTGACTGATATAGATATTATTGGAGGCGAAGGAGGTGTAGGTGGTGGCTCAATAAACTATAACCCTACTCGTATACTTAGTGAGCAGGAGTACCGTGGCTTTGTTGGAGATGCTCCTGCTTATCTAAGTGATTTTGGCAATGAACGTGCAGATGTTATTAAAACTAAACAAGCATATAGTGCTGTTCAGAATTTAAACAGTACTGAAGACTTGCAAGCTGCTTTAAGCTCTTACTACGGTTATGATGTTACGGCTAGCAAACAATCTTTTAGTAAATCTGACTTTGGCGGTAACTTAGGTACACATACTAATTCCTCAGACTCTGAATTACAGCAGTTCCATTCTCTTGTAGAACCTATTCTTAAAGATCAAATATCTTATCTACAGGCTACTAAAGGTTTAAACTATCAAGAAGCTTTGATGGAATCTTATAATAGTGACCCTATGTTACAGGCTCTTTATCATAAGTATGATGTTAGCCCTATTAGACAAACTAAAGATGGCTCTACTTATCTTTATGATCCTTTCAGCTTTAGTGAAATAAGAACTTTAGAAGTTAAAGATCCTAGTATAAAAGACATAGGAATAGCTGCTGTAAAAGCTTATGTTATAGGGTCTATTTTAGGGCCAATAGCAGGAAGTATTGCTCAAGGTATAGGAGGGACTGCCACTCAGATTGCTGTTAAGGCTGGCGTGTCTGAAGCTACCGCAACAGCTATTGCTGCTACTCTTGGCCCTACGGCAGCAACTATGGCAGCTAGTGCAGCTACTTCTTTTGTATTAGGCGGAGATCCTATTAAAGCAGCATTATCCGCAGGTATCCCCATTGGTAACATTCAGATTCCCGGAACAAATGGAGCTACCTTAAGCAGTATAGCTGGGAACTTAACTGGCGGCCCTGTAAACTTCTACTTAGGCGGTGATCCTGTTTCTATAGCGTTAGCTGAACGTCTTAGTGCTGTTTCTTCTGTCAGTCAAGGTGCAGGAGGAGGAACAGGGTCTTCTATAGGAGCAGGAGGCGCAGGCGCAACACCAGACTTTAATCCTTACATCAATAACATTGCTGCTTCTGTTGCTGGTACTACTATAGAAGAAGAAGAAGAAAGATATAATAATGAATTAAACCTTTTACTAAACGCTCTAGACAACGAAGATACAACCACAGAACCTGTAGACACTACAGACACACAGCCTGATCCTGTAGACTCAGACGGCGATGGCGTTACAGATGACTTAGATGCTTTTCCTAATAATGCTAACGAAACTACCGACACTGATGGAGATGGAGTAGGAGATAATGCTCAAAGAGAAGCTGAAGAAGCAGCTAAAGAAGCACAAAGAATAGCTGATGAAAAAGCTGAAGAACAGAGGATAGCTGACGAAAAAGCTGAAGAAGCTCAAAGAATAGCAGATGAAAGAGCTGAAGAAGCTCAAAGAATAGCTGATGCAGAGGCTGAAGAAAAAGCTAAAGAAGCTCAAAGAATAGCAGATAAAAAAGCTGAAGAACAGAGAATAGCTGATGAAAAAGCTAAAGAAGCTCAGAGAATAGCTGATGAAAAAGCTGCTGAAGCTAAAAGATTAGCTGACATTGAGGCTAAAAGAATAGCTGATGAAAAAGCAGAGGCTAAAAGATTAGCAGACTTTGAAGCTGAAGGTGGTGCTATAGGGTATGCTGAAAGAATAAGAGAACAAGAAAGATTAGAAAGAGAAGCACTAGAGGCTCGTAATCAAGAAGATTTTGACATTGAAGTAGATACTACAGTAGATAATCCTCCGCCTGAAATAGATGATCCTGAGATAGATCAAAAGTTTGTACCTCCTGAAGAAGATGCTTCAGGTGGCAGTTCTTCAGATAGTTCAGAAAGTGCAGAAGATAGTTCAGAAAGTGATGATTCTTCAGGCGCAGGGGATGGTGCTGATGAAGGAGATACTGGTCTTGGGGATATTATTGCTGCTCAATTACAAGAAGCAATAGATGCAGAAGAAGACCCTGAACTTAAAAAAGATTTACAGCTTGAGTTATCAAAGTGGTTAAGCTCTGGCCCTAAAGAATTTAGTACTTTTCCTAATGCTCCAAAACCAGATGACTATGTAGCAGATAACGAAGATAAAACAGGGGTAGTAAACTGGGTAGCTGCTTTAAGTGATTACTTTAGATCTACTAAAAAATCTGGTATTCCTACAACTGCTCTAAGTCCTTCAGAGAGTACTGGAGGCTCCGGTATGATGAGCACTATAAACACTGGAGGAGGAGAAACAGCCTCTACTGACTCATCAGGGTCAGGAGCTTCCGGTGTAAGTGCTGGAGCAGGTACTGGAGGTGCTGGAGGCACTGGTGGAGAAGGTGCTGGCGGTGGCGGTGCAGGAAGCAGTGCTGGAGGCGGTGGTACAGGAGGTCTTGGAGGTGGCACAGCAGCAGGAGGAGCAGGAGGCGGAGCTACAACAGGTGGTAGCGGTAGTGGTTCAGGTACTGGCACTGGTACTGGTGACGGCTCTGGCAGCGGTGCAGGGGCAGGCGCTGGGACAGGCACTGGTATGTTTGGAGGAGCAGCAGGACAGTCATCAGTAACTGGTTTAATGTTTGGTGACTACATGAATAAATACCAAGCACCAGAGTTACTAAAGCGTGTGTTACCGTTACAGGGCTACCAAGCACCACAAGGTTTATTTAAAGGAATAATTTAATGGCTACAACGTACCTAAGTTTAATGAATAGTGTACTGAGAAGACTCAGAGAAGAAGAAGTAGCTGATGTTACTGAAACAGCTTACTCTAAGATGGTAGGAGACTACATTAACGATGCTAAAAGTTTAGTACAGGACTCACATGATTGGTCTACTTTAAGAAAGACTGTGGTTGTACCTACAGTAGAAAATACTACAGAATATAGCTTGACAGGAGCAGGAGAACGTGTTAAACTATATAGTGCTATTAATGATACCTCAAACTTCTTTATGCACTATGAGACACCTAACTGGTTTAGCAATGCTTACTACATCTCAGGGGAAGTCACAGGCACTCCTGACTCCTATACGTTTAGTGGTGTAGATGATAATGCTGATACTAAAGTAAGAGTATACCCTAAGCCATCCGGTGTATTCTCATTGCGCTTTGATGTGTGCTCAAGAGAACCTGATTTAGCTGTTGACGCAGATACTACTGTATTACCGGCTATGGCTATAATACACAACGCTGTAGCTTTACTTGCTAGAGAACGTGGTGAGACAGGTGGTACTACTACACAAGATTATTTTATCATTGCAGATAAACATCTTAGTGATGCTATTGCACAGGACGCATATAAGAATCCTGAAGAATTTATTTACACGGTGCAATAATGGCACAGCAAAGAGAAAACATATACATTGGTGCTCCAGGATTTAGAGGCATCAATACTCAAGATGCTCCTGTAGGTCAGGATGCTTCTTATGCTTCTATAGCAGAGAATGCAGTCATTGACAGCTTTGGGCGCATAGGTGCTAGGAAAGGTATTAATCTTTTAACTACCAGTGCTACTCCTTTAGGGTCTAGTGTTGGCGTAGAAAACCTATTCCAGTATGTAGATTACAGTGGTACAACTGTAGTGTTCTCTACTGGAAACAATAAGATATTTACAGGCACTTCTAGCCTTACAGACATAACTCCAAGTGGATACACAGTATCAGCTAACAATTGGAAGATTATAAACTTTGCTAACCATGCGTACTTTTGGCAGTCAGCGCATGAGCCTCTGATATACACAGATGAGTCTGGCTCCGGTGTACTAGAAGCCATGAGTGACCACGGTCATGCTACAGGCACACCACCGCAGGCTAATGAAGCTCTAGCGGCTTTTGGTAGAGTATGGGCTGCTGACGTTGTAAACAATAAACACACTGTCTACTGGTCTGATAGTCTTAATGGTCATGCGTGGACAGGAGGCAGCACAGGTAGTTTAGACGTTACATCTGTATGGCCTACAGGACATGATGAGATTACTGCACTAGCTGAGTTTAATGACCTGTTGGTTATTTTTGGTAAGCGTAGCATCCTACTGTACTCCGGTGCTTCCTCACCGTCTACTATGACACTACAGGACACTATTACAAACATAGGCTGTGTAGCTAGAGACAGCGTACAGTCTACAGGCTCAGACTTGTTTTTCTTATCTAGCTCTGGTGTCCGTAGTTTAGGTAGAGTTATACAAGAAAAGTCTAACCCTATTGGAGATGTCTCTAGGAGTATTAGAGATGAACTTGTTTATAACACTACTCTTGAAACAGGTAACATTAAATCTGTATACAGCGTAGAGAATGCTTTTTATCTTTTAATCTTTCCTGTAACCGCTAAGATTGTTTACTGCTTTGATGTAAGAAGTAAGCTAGAGGACGGGAGTAACAGAGTTACAACATGGCCTACTACTGGTATCTTAACGGCTGCTAGAGATGACGTTGGAGGAGAGCTATACTTTGGAGGTGTATCCGGTGTATCTAGGTACTTTGGCTATTTAGACAATACTAGCACTTACATAATGAAGTACTACACACAGCCTCTAGCCTTTGGTGATCCTTCCAGAGTAAAGATGCTTAAAGAGATTAACTTAACTCTTATAGGTGGGTCCGGTAGTCAGCTAGTAGCTAACTGGGCCTATGACTATACAGAAGGATATAGTAAGCAAGCGTTTACTGTAGCCACAAGTTTGATAGCTGAGTATGGAGTAGCAGAGTATAACGTAGCAGCTTCAGAGTACAGTGCAACTATTGTTATTGATGTTGCAAAGCTAAAAGCTAGA